TTTTTCCCCCTTTGGGTTTTCTTCCTCTTTTTTTTGGTATTTTTTTTTCAACAATACCTAATTCCTTTTGTTTTTTTAATATTTCTTCTTTTTCCTTATTACTTTTACGACCTCTTTTTTTTCCTTTTTTTCCCTTTTTTTCTTTTATTTCTTTTATTTCTTTTAATTCTTTTTTTTCTTTTTTTTCTTTTTTTGAAATTTTTGAATTTTTTTCCATTATAAACAAAACTTAGTATTTCTAATTTAAATACTTTTTTTAAATATTTACTGAAATAAATATTTAAAATATTATAAAAATATATGAATTCGGAACTAGATACCTTTTTTTTAATAATGGATAAAATGTTTGACATGTTAGATTATATAGAATGTAAATTCAGGAATGATACAAAAATTGTGGAGATTGAATTAGAGAACAAAACAAAATATATATTAAATGATAATTATATTGAAAAGGACTATACTTTGATTACAAATTATAGTAAAATATATAGGAAAGATTGTATGTTGATTTTGAATAATTAATATTAGATGTAAGAGGAATACTAATAGACTTTGCTATTTGTTTTATAACAGTTACAAAATGTTTATATATAGGTACTCTCTCTACATAAATTTTTTTTGAAGGTAAATAATAATTTTTCAACAAATCAAAGAAAATTTGTTCTTGGTTATCTAATTTAATCTTTTTAAATGAATCTTTTGAGAATGTAATACATTTTTCATCATGAATACAATATTTTTTTAAAAATGTTAAAAAATCTTCTTTTGGAAATAAAGTTTTAAATAATTGCGATTTCATTTATTATATATTCATTTTTTTTATTATTTATATTTATATATTTATATGTTTTGTATTTTTATTAAATCATTTGTAAAAAAAGCCAATTCTATATTATATTCATGTTCTATATGAAAAATAGCAATATATTTCAATATAATTTTAATAACTTCAAATTTAATTTTATCTGGGATAATATCTGTAATTTTTATAAATAGGAAATAATTATCTAATATATCCATAACAGAATAACCCTTTTCAAATATTTTAAAGATATATTTAATACTTTTTGAATAATCTTTTTTATTATACCAATAATCGGTATAAAATTCATAATCTATAAAACTTATATTAGTACAAATTTCTCTAGCTTCTTCTAAATTTATTTTCTTATCTATAATATAAAATTTTTCTAAATAACTTATTAATAACCGTGCAGAATTATTACATATTGAAATAATAAATTTTTCAGTTTTTTTATCCAATTGAATTTTTTCATTTTGTTTAATTTTATTTAATATTGTCTGTAAAAATTTTTTATTTATAGATTTTAATCTTATAATTATAAATCTAGATTGTAAACTTTCTATTACTTTTTGGTTATTTGTACATGATGCTATAAAATTTACATTTTTACTATACTTATCAATACAATTTCTAAAAACCTGTTGACTTTGTTCATTTATATTATCTATATCATCCAATATAACAAATTTCTTTTTTTTATGTATATCCGATTTAATTTGACAAAATGTTTTTAATTCATTTCGATAATATTGAATCCCTTGTTCTTTCAAACTATTAATATATAAAACATTATGATATGGTATTTTATCTGTACTGTAATATTCTCTAATCATAGAATCTATTAATGATGTTTTACCTGTACCAGTACTACCTATAAATAATATATTTAAATCATCCATATTTATCAAAGTTTCAAATAATTGTATATATGTTTTGTCTATAATGAAATCCGAAAATTTTTTACAATTATATTTTTTTAAAAAACTTTCTTTCATTATATTTTATTCGTAATTAACTATTTAAGTTTAAGTTAATAATAAATATATACATGGATAAGAATTATTATTCTATTTTAGGTGTTGACGAAGAATCTTCAGACAAAGATATAAAACAAGCATTTCGTAAATTATCAATGAAACACCATCCAGATAGAGGTGGTAAGAAGGATGTTTTTCAGAAAATTAACGAAGCTTATGAAGTATTAAGAGACCAACAAAAAAGACAGCAATATGACTTGTCTCTTAGAGGAAACCCATTATCACATTTATTTGGCGGTACAGGAGGTCCACCAAACGATGGTATTGGACAAATGTTTAATATGATGTTTGGAGGAGGAATTCCTGGAGGGATGAATAATCCAAATGTTCAAATTTTTCATAACGGTGTACGTATGAACTCACATATATTACAAAAACCACCACCCATTGTTAAAACAATAGAAATATCATTAGAACAATCATATACCGGATTAAATGTACCTATAGAAATTGAAAGATGGTTTGATTCTGGTGGTACCAGAAGAGTTGAAAAAGAAAAAATTTATATTGAAATACCAAAAGGTGTTGATAGTAACGAAATTATTATGATTCGCGGTAAAGGTAATATTAAAAATGAAAATCTTAAAGGGGACATAAAATTATTTATAAATATAAAGAATACTACCAATTTTATCAGGGATGGTTTAGATCTACTTATTCAAAAAAAAATATCCTTAAAGGAAGCATTGATTGGATTTGAATTTGATATTAAACATATTGCTGGTAAATCTTTTAAAATTAATAATATCGACGGTAATGTTATAAAACCATTTTTTAAAAAAAATATACCAGAATTGGGTATGATTAGGGGTGACAAAAAGGGCAGTCTCATCATTTCTTTTGAAGTTGAATTCCCAGATAGTTTAACACAATCTCAAAAAGAACAAATTAAAAATATACTTTGATAAATATAAAATTTTTTTACTTTATATTTATGAAATTCTTTTTGTTGAAACATCACTTGTAATTACATAAATTGAATTTTCGGTCACGATAATATATTCCTTATCTACTTTATAAATCTTTGAAATTGGACTGGTATATTCATCTTCCGTTTTTACCAACAGTTTTTCTCCACCCTCTCTTACACCAATAATTACATCATTGTCCAATGAAGAAGTCCAATAATCAAACATAATTGGTTTGTCTTCCAAGATTGATAATTTACTCAAATTTTGCAATGTATTATTCGCAGGTAATCTATAGTTACTCTTTTCAATAGCTGTTTCTTCCATTTGTTTTAAAATAAATATAAATCTTTAAATGTTTATTTTAATATATCAATTAATATAATCAATTAAAATTAAATATACATAAATTAATATATATATATTAAATATAATGTCAAAAGATAAAAAATTAGAAATACAAAATTCTTCTAATTATTTCCCAGATTTTAAACATTCTTTACAAAATATTTTAAGAGAATACATAAATATTTTAAATGAATATATGCAATATTTTTCATGTCATATTGAAAAAAACAATAACGTTAAACTTAATATTGTTACAAAAGGAATTGAAAGTATATCACATATTTTTACTTTTATTATATTATATACTAAAAATTTAGAACTTACTGTATACCATACAAAGAAATCATATTTATATTATAATGAATTTATAAATCAAATTAACGATGAAAATAACTCTTTCTTAAAATTAAATTGCAAAGACGCTATTCTTTTTATATATAAAAAATCCATTTTTGAAATTAATAAAAAAAATGGTTTTTTTATTGGCGAAAAAAATAAATACTATTGCGATACTCTTAATTCTGTTTCATCCATAATGAAAAATATTTATTTTTATAATATGCAAAAATTAATAAAGGTTGATATTAACGATTCCACATTAAATAATCCAATACAAACTACATCTTTGATAGATGATTTTAGTGAAAGTGAAAAAAATAAAAAAATTAAAAAATTAAATGAACAAATTATAAAAATTATGCAACTCATTTGTAAGAAAATAAATGAAAAAAACTTTATTCAAAAAATTTTGAAAATCATACATTATTTTGAAGGTATAAAATTAAATTCACATGATTATCTTTTTATTTTAAAAGGTTTATTGAAAAAAAAACAATTTCAAAGTTTAACATTAATTTCTCTTAAAAAAAAAATTAATAATAAAAAAATTAATTTACATGTTAAAAATAATAATAAATTTATTCAGTTTATTTGTTCTCATAAATAGTTATCATTTTTTTCCTCCTTTTTTTTACCTTCTTTTTTTTTATCATACTTTTATGCGATACATATATTTTATTAAATGTTTCTTTGTTTAATAATAATTGTTTTAAGTAATTATAAATTACTTCTAATATCATTTCATCACAATGTCCCACTATTAATATGCTACCAGTTCTAAATATCATAAATGAAACTATTGTACATGTTTTTGATACCGATGAACATTTTTTTTCACAATTACAAATACCATCTTGTATATTTTTATTTTTATTATAATAAAATTTACTTTGGATTCCTGGATATGAACATGGATCATATAATGATGTAATTTTATATTCGTCTTTTAAAATATCAAACAGTTTATTTCTATTTATTATATAATTACACGAAAAATTTGAATTTATTAATACCGTATCAATCTCTTCTTTATTATAGTATAATTTTTCTTCGTTAAATGGTTGTAAAACACTTATTAATTTTTCTAATACCATATACATCATTTTATCATTTTGTATTCCTGGTATTTCTAATTTACCAGTATTAAAAACTTTCACATGAATTTCTTTGAATGTATCATCTAATTTTATTCTTATAATTAAAGCAAAACAATTATAAAAAGCCCCCTTTTTTTTATTTCTATATCTGATTAAATCTTTCGTATTAATTCCAATATTTATTTTCCTTACATCTTTGTATTTATTTATTCGCGCGTTTGGATTATCTAACTTTTGAATTACATCACAAACAACCCTCTTCTCTTTTTTTAATCTATCCTCCAATTCTTCAACAGCCTCGATAGTCGTCATTGATACTTTCATTTGCTTTTTTATAACACCTTCTTCTTGTAAATGATATTCTGTTACTGGTATTTTCCAAAATATTTCATATAATTTTATATGTGTATTCAAGAATACTATTTTAGTCTTTGTTGATATATAAATATCACTACATTTAGGAGAAATTCTTTCTTCCTTTTTTTCTTCTGTAATGCTCAGCATATCTGTAACTAAAAATGATTCCCATTCTTTATTTAAATTTGTCATTTCTTTAAATAGCCAATGATAATTTTATTTAAATCAATTTTATAATAATTTTTATCTAATCATTATTTTATAATGTCTCTTTTCAATAGAAAAGAAAAAAATATAAAAGAAAATAAAACTAAAAAAATTGTTGCTGAATATAGATTAAAAATGAATTCTTTTTTTCCTAACAATAAATCTCCTAATCTTTTTGTTAAGAAACTTGAATTTCGCATGAAACAGTACTACAACGTATATAGCTCACAAATAAAATTTAAAAAATAATTTAATATATCATCGTTTTTATCTTCTTCAATATAAGTTATTATTATTTGACAATTTGTTAAATTTTTTTCGGTTAAAATATAATCTTTATTGTGGATTAAATAAGTTATCACTTTTATTATAAAATTTTTTATTCTTATATTAAATTTTATACATGATTCTTCAATATACGTTTTTATAATTTCCTTTGACTTTTTACTTTTAAAATAATTTTCTATTAAGTTTTCGAAAAAATCCTCAGATATTATATTTATTGTTTCATTATCCAAAAAATTATTATGTACCTGTAAAAAATTTATCATGCTCCTCATATCTGATTTAAATATTTTTTGGATTTCTACCAATTTTTTATTATTTATATTCAAATTCTCGTTTTTTACTATGTTGTCCAAAAATAATATTATTTTATTTGACGGTAAATTACAAAATTTTAATCTTATAAACTCATTTTGTAATACTAATTCAATCCTACTTATATAATTACATATTAAACAAAATCTTATATCATCCGAATATAATTGTATTAAATATCTCAAGGCAACTTGTGCATTTTTTGTCATATAATCTACTTCATCCAATATAACAAATTTTACACCCTTGTTAAATAAAGTCTTCGTATTTACAAAGTTTTTTATCTGATTCCTCACAATATCTACACCACGATCATCCGACGCATTTAAATGTATTATTAAATCTTTGTTTTTTCCACCTTTGCTCAATTGATATTCATTTATTAAATTTATTATTGTTGTCGTCTTACCTGTACCCGGTGGACCGTATAACAATAAATTTGGAAAATAATCCTTTTTTATTATATTACCCAATAATAATTTATTGTTTTTTTCCAATACTATATCTTTAAATTTTTGGGGTCTATATTTTTCCACCCACGGTTGTCCATTCATTTATCTTATTTATATTTTTATATTTAATATTATTTTTAATTAAATTGATTCGTTGCTTTAATTAAATTAATTAAAAACTATTATTAAAATGGACGGTTATCTTAAAATTATTTTAGGTTCCATGTTTTCCGGGAAAACAACAGAACTTTTTAGGGAATATCGCAGACATACCTCTTGTTCATTTAAATGTCTCCTTATTAACCATGTTTCTGATAAAAGATATGATGAGGAAAAAACTTCCTCTCATGATGGATTCACCATTAATAGCGTTAATGTTGGTAATAAACTTTTTGATTTCTTTAAAAATGATGATTTTATATCCAAATTTCAAGTCATTTTCATAAACGAGGGACAGTTTTTTATTGATTTATATAAATTTGTTGATTATATTGTTAATGAAAAAATGAAAAAAGTTTATGTTTGTGGGTTGGATGGAGATTTTCAAAGAAAAAAATTTGGGTCGATTTTAGATATTATACCACTTTCCGATGATGTTATTAAAATTAAAGCCATTTGTGCCGATTGTAAATGTAAAGATGCTATATTTACATATAGAATCTCACAAGAAAAAATTCAAACTATCATTGGAGGTTTAGAATCTTATAAACCTTTATGCAGAACATGTTATAACTCTCTCACAACACCATCACCATGACATAATAAAAATACCTTTCCTATTTCGGTATTACTTTCAAAAATTTGTTCTTTCGATAATCTATTAAACCAACCGTACTTTAATCGTTTATCTAACATTTTTTCATCTATTAATACACCATATTTATTAAAATTATAATTTATAGGGGTTGAACCCAATAGATCATCCAATTCTATTGGTTCATTTTCTACATCCTTTACACCTATTAATTTTCCATCTATAACATTTACCTCAAATATATCCTTCTTTTCTTCTAACCATAAACTACAATTATTTTCATTTATTATTGTTTTTTCACTTTCTACATGCAACCTCCCTTTCATATATTTACATAAATCATCAACACCTTTATTATATTTTATACAACCCATCATTATACCATCACAAATAAATGGTTTTTCATGATAATTTACCCTTTTATTTATTGTTTCCACACAAAACATTTTATTATTTATTATTCCTGAATTAAATAATGACAATAATGGTTTTGTACATACAAATGCACTTGGTACATTTATACCACCATAATGATATAGCAATTTACATAAACCATACTCTCTAGCCTTACTTTTTATTGGTTCCGGTACATTATTCATGTCTATGTCCCAATCACTTAATAATTTTCCAAATGAATTATCGTTTATTATAAAAATATTAAAATGATCATCGTTATATTTTATTATTGATTCCACACACATTTCTATATATGGTTTGTTTAAATCATCCGATAATCTTGAATTAAAACTTTCCCAATTTCTACCATTTCTTTCATAGTTTATATGAATCCACAAATTTGGTTTACCATGTATCATTTCGTCATTTAGTAAATATTTTTTTACTAAATCATATTGTTTTAATTCATAATCCGGTACATATTTTTTTTGATATCTCTTATATAATATACCTAATACTGTTACAACTATTACCACTACTAGATAATTTAAAAGTTTCATTATATATACTATATTTATACTTTATTTTAACCGTTTAAAGTTTTTCCAAAATTTATCATTTACACGTTCCAACTCTTCATCCCTTTTTAATAAATTATATGCCCGTTCCATATTTACTTTGTTTGTTTCACTTTCTTTACTATTTAAATACATCCGTGATTCTTCCATACTTAATGGTTTTCCACCATCTTTTCCACGATATTGTACATACTCTTCCACACTATTAAACTTTTTCTTTAAATCAAAATCTTCTCGTGTTACTGGTACTACTGTTTCTGTATGCGCCTTCTTTAAATCTTCATAACCTAATTTACTAAATATCTTTGAGTTATAACAACCTATTTTATCCCTACTTATATTTGTACCAGACATATTATCTATTTCTTGTACATTATCTTTTAACACCATTTCTCTACATTCTTTCTTTTTCTTATTAAACTCCACATCAAAATCTTTTAAATTCACCTTTTTTACTTCTTCCACTTCTTCTTTTAACCAATCGCCATAACCATTGTCACTTTCATCGTCCATCAACTTCACACTATCAAACATTTTGTTAAACCAATTATTAAAGTCTTTTACACTCTTCCCATCTAAACTTTTTACCAGTTCTAAATGTTCTATATCATCCGTCAAATATTCACTGTTTTCTACCCTTTTCTCTTTTTTTCCTCTAAAATAATATATTTGCATTATCATTTTATAAGCTTTCGTAAAAAATAAAAAATACTTTTTATCTAACCCCGATTTATCAGGATGAGTCTTTAATACTTGTTTTTTTGTTACTTTTAGATCTTCCTCCGTAAATTCATACTTTAATTTAAATAAGTTTAGTAAATCATCCAACTTATAATTATCTATATTTAAATCTACATCCATTTATTATATTTTTATATTTTTAATAATGTTATTTTCTTTATTAAAAAATATATTATAATATTATGATAGCAACCCAACAACAAAAAAAAAAAGAATTAATTTCGCGAATAATGGAAGAAAATGATGAAAAAGATTTGGGCGAGATGATGGGAACTGGAAACAAAATTTTTGGGTTGAGTCTTCTTGTTGGTAGTGTTATTCCTTTAGCACCTGTATTAACAATTCTTGGATTAAGTCTTTTAGAAGTAGAAGAAGAAAAAAAAGGAAACACACCTAAAATGAAAAAAGAAAACATGGACACAATCGCAACAACAAACGACCCCCAGAAGACCACAGCCTCCCGCACCACCACCATATCACAAGTACAACCACCAGCAGCAGTAGTAGCAGCAACAGTAGCAGCAGCAGTAGCATCAGTAGCATCAGTATCATCAGTATCATCAGTATCATCAGGATTGTCAGGACCAACAACAACAGCACCAACAACAGTAGCACCAACAACAGTAGCATCAGGACCAACAGTACCAACAGGACCAACAACAGGACCATCAGCATCATCAGCATCATCAGTACCAACAACAGTAGCATCAGGACCAACAGTACCAACAGGACCAACAACAGGACCATCAGCATCATCAGCATCATCAGTACCAACAACAGTACCAACAACAGTACCAACAACAGTACCAACAACAGTAGCATCAGTATCATCAGCAGCATCAGCAGCATCAGCAGCATCAGCAGCATCAGCAGCATCAGTAGCATCAGTAGCATCAGTATCAACAGGACCAACAGGACCAACAACAGTATCATCAGTATCATCAGTATCATCAGGACCAACAGGATTGTCAGTACCAACAGGACCAACAGGACCAACAACAGGACCATCAGCATCATCAGCATCATCAGTACCAACAACAGTACCAACAACAGTACCAACAACAGCACCACTAACAACAGTA